TTGGAAATTTTTTTCCGTTTATGTGAACAGTAACACCTTGCAGATAACCAAAATAATATTTTGGTTTAACTGTTATTTTAAGTTCATCTATGTTCATTTGTTTTTATCCTTTCTTTTTAGTTTATAGGACTATCCTATATATAAGATAGTCCTTTGTCAAGTGTTATTTTATAAATCCAATTATATTGCCTTGACTATCACACTTCCAACCTAATTTTTTTTGATGTTCTATATATTTAGGTAAGATATCTTGATCATATTGTTTTATTACTTCATCATAATCAAGATGTGAATATTTTGGCATTTGTTGAACATATGCTTGTTGATCATCATTTAAACAATCAAACCAATCATGACCAACACCGTCAAGGTCTATATGTTTGTAATAATATTTGTGCGCAGACCAATATGGTGCTTTTACTTCTAATATTCCATATTTTGTCATTTGTTTTTATCCTTTCTTTTTACAACTGTTCATATTTTATTTTTTTATAGTCATCAAATAAGGCATAGCCTAAATTAGATATAACACTAAAGCCCATATCCATGCCGCAACCGCTAACACCTACTGAATTAGTTTTTTCTTTAAATGGATATTCTAAAGCTTTAGCGATATGGTAAGACAACCAATATTTTTGAATTTGTTTATTTTCATCAACTTCAAATTTATAGAAGTCTATGTGTCTATACATACCGCTAGATGACACATTTCTAATTATATAATAAATTGTGTCACCTTCTTTTATCCATTTCTTTAGATTTTCTAAAGATTCTTTTTTTTGTTGTTTTTTGCTCATTGTTTTGCCTTTCATTATATTTGTTTATAGGATTATCCTATAATATTAATAATATAAGTCAAGCACAAAAAAGAAAATATTTACAACTTGTAGTTGTGCAATAACTGTTGCATATTTGCAACACTTCCAATGTTGTGATAACGTTAAAAACCATATGATTAATGAGGCTAAATTTTACCAATATTTTAAAAATAAAACGCCTCAATTTTCATTTACTCGCATTGAAAATACAACCGCTTTAGGCACTCCAGACGCTTTGGTATATAATAAAAAAGGGCATTTTTTTACAATAGAATTCAAAGTGATTAAGGGTTATAAAATACGATTTTCACCGCATCAAATCGCGTTCCACGTGAAACATTCTAACAACTCTTTTATCATGGTCACCCGCACCTTGAGGCCTGAGCCAATACTTTATGAGGGATCACAAATAAGGGATCTGGTCGCTAGTGGCTTGAGGCTTGAGCCTATAGCAAAAAGTCTTGAGGCCTGTATCAAGCGGCTTGAGGCGGTTTAATAGGCACAACTGTAAGTTGAAAAAAAATTAAATTAATTATTTTTTTTATTTGATTTATTATTTATTAAGGGATAATATAGGATTATGAAAAACACAAAGAAAGGTACAACAATGAACATTAAAGAAATAAAAAACTACAAAATGGATAACGGGGTTTATCAGTTAAGAAGACAAGTGATAAATTTAATTTATGAAGCTAAAAACCACGGAATTAATTTACCTAGAATTAACGTTAGAGTTGGAAGTGCTACCAAAGGCAATGAAAGAGTTTTAGGCGTTGGCGGTGCTAAAAACATTTGGATTACTGAAAAAGCAATTAATAAAAGTATGGATTATTTAAGGCACGTTGTATTTCATGAAATCGGCCATGCGGTTTTTAATTTACCGCACAATGAAAAATGTCCTTTAATGGCTTCTGTTTTATCTAACCCATGCACAAAAAAACAAGCATTAGAAATACTGAAAGGATACGACAGATAAAAAAACCAGACACAAGCCGCTAGATCCTAGCGGCTTGACGCTTTAATAAAGATACTAAGACGTTTTTCATTTTTCAAAGTTTTTTTATTTTCGATTTTGCTTTTTGCAAAAGAAACATACAATAGTAAGACAAAATGCAAAGATTTGTATAGTCAAATCCCTGAAAATCATTATAAGACTAAAAGTAACATCAAAAAAAATTTTACAAAAAATTTTTCGAAATGCAGATAGACTTAGAAAAAATTAATAGATTACCACCTGACGTTAGAGACAGGTTCAAGAAAATCCTGGTAAAATACAAAGAGGAAGATCAGAAGGAAGCAGCACAAAAAGACTTCCTATCTTTCACAAAGCATATGTGGCCTGATTTTATTGAGGGTGAGCACCATAAGATTATTGCAGATAAATTTAATAAACTAGCATCGGGTGAAATAAAAAGGTTAATAGTGAATATGCCACCAAGACATACGAAGTCTGAGTTTGCATCAACACTGCTACCAGCATGGATGATTGGTAAAAATCCAAAATTAAAAATTATACAGACAACACACACAGGAGAACTTGCAGTTCGTTTTGGTCGTAAAGCCAAAACACTAATTGATAGTCCAGAATATCAGAATGTATTTAAGACAAGACTAAGAGAAGACTCCCAAGCCGCTGGTCGCTGGGAAACAGCACAAGGTGGCGAGTATTTTGCAGCAGGTGTCGGGGGAGCGATTACAGGTCGAGGTGCGGACCTGTTGATAATCGACGATCCACACAGTGAGCAAGACGCACTCAACATGGGTGCATTGGAAAAGGCATACGAGTGGTACACATCAGGACCACGACAGCGTTTACAACCAGGTGGAAAAATAGTTTGCGTCATGACAAGATGGAACGTAAAAGACCTGACAGGAATTTTAGTAAAGAACCAATCAGAACCCAAATCGGATCAATGGGACGTGGTAGAGTTTCCGGCAATAATGCCGAGTGGTAAGCCAGTATGGCCGGAGTATTGGAAGATCGACGAACTGGAATCAGTGAAGGCATCATTATCACTCGGCAAATGGAATGCACAGTGGATGCAAAATCCAACTAGTGAAGAAGGTGCAATCTTAAAAAGAGAGTGGTGGAAGGATTGGGACAAGGATCATATTCCAACTTTAGATCATGTCATACAATCTTACGATACCGCGTTCATGAAAAAAGAAACTGCAGACTTTAGTGCGATAACGACATGGGGAATCTTTAGAGAAAACGAAGATAGTCCACCACAATTAATTTTACTTGATGCTATAAAAGAAAGGTTAGAGTTTCCAGAACTGCGTAGACTTGCAAAAGAGCAATATGATTACTGGGAACCTGAGACTGTTTTAGTTGAGGCCAAAGCATCAGGTTTGCCTTTGACATACGAACTTAGAAACATGGGTATACCTGTTGTAAACTTTACACCGTCAAAAGGTAAAGATAAGCATACGCGTGTTAATTCTGTTGCACCACTGTTTGAATCTGGTATGATATGGGCTCCTTTGGATAAACAGTTTGCACAAGAGGTTGTTGAAGAATGTGCAGCGTTTCCATATGGAGATCATGATGACTTAGTTGATAGCACAACACAAGCAATCATGAGATTTAGGCAGGGTGGTTTGATAACTCATCCAGAAGATTATCAGGATGAAGAACTACCTAGAAGAAAATATAAATACTATTGGTAACATATGTCGGCATTACTAGATTCATACACAAAAAACAAAAGCCCAGAGGTTAAAAAAAGAATTGAAGAACGTGTGTTTGAATTAAGTGGTAGTATGTCTGAATTGTCTGCAATACTTCTAGCTTTAGCAGAATTAAGAGAAGAGCAGAGTAAAGCCGATGGTGGGATAGTTGGTTTATTATGATTCAAGGATTAGCAGCCATACCATACATGGGCGCAGTTGCTTTAGGAAAAGCACTTGGAGTTGTTACAGCAGGTTTGACTGCTATGGAGATATCAAATGCAATCACAAAAAAAATACAAGAAAATCCAGAGATAATAAACACGCCTCAGTTTAAAGGACTAGCATTTGCTATGGGTATTAGAGTACCAGGAGTCATTGCACCTGATGCAGATGAAATGGAAAAGGTAAGACAAGATATAGAAAAAAACTTAAAACCAGGAGAAACAGAACCACCTAAAATAGATTTAACAGAAGAGTTTCCTTTACCTGAAGATGACCTTTTACCAAGACTACCTGGTTTTGGAGAAGGAGAAAAACCAGATGTACCATTAACAACCGGTGGATCAGAGGTTCCTGAACAAATAAATATTCCAATTATAACATATAGCAAAGGCTCACCTAAAGATTTAAAAGATTTAGTTGAAAGATCTGTAGGTCAAGAAAAAGGAGAAAAAGCTATCGACAAGTTATACGATGATAGTATTTTTGATGGGGTTTTAGATACTGATCAATTAAATAGAATGAGACAACTAGAAGAAAATTACACTGGGGGCCTTAATGATTTAGGAGATGCGGGTATTCCAGTAATTTTAGAAAATACTATGTTAGATCAACATGAAGAATATATGGAAGATTATAAAGATGCTTTAGCAAATGCTGTTAGAGAAACTTTAGGTAATGAATTTAAAGCTTATAGATTAATGGAAAAGGAAGACGCAATAAAAATGTTAACGGAAGGAGAGTTTCCTAACATAAAAAGATTACAAGAAGATGAAGAAGGCAACGAAGTTTATAAAGATATAATTGTAGATATGATGGGTCAAGAAACACCTTTATCGAGAGAGGCTTTTAGTTTTTCTTTAAGTCCAAAAGAAGCATTAAGTTTTAGATATTTAAGTGCAGGGGATAGACGTTCTAAAAAAGACGAAGATTTTGTTTTAATTGAAATGAAAGCAAGTCCAACAGATATAGTCATGAGAGGTCACGAAAGTGAAAAAGATCTTGTGTTAAGAGTAGATGGAAATGTGGCAGGTGACAGGATTGTAACACCAAATTTATTTAATATTTATGATGTAAGTTTTGGTGATGGTAATAAAGTAGAGTTATCTGAAAATGAGCTATTTAAGAACTTTGTTGAACAGTCTAAACAAAGAAATAAAAAAGCAGACGGAGGCATAGTGGAGTTGTTAAACTTATGACATTTACATTTAAACACCCTAGCAAATACAAGAAACTATCAACAGGAGCACCTCCTAAATCAGGTCCTACACCACAAGGCTTGAATATTGAATATAATACTGTTAAGACAGTGAAACTGGAGAAAATAAATGGCAGAAATAGACAAGTCTTTACCAAACGTAAAGCAGACAATAGAGATACCTAGTCCCGACGAAATTGCAGTAGAAGTAGAAAAAGAGCAACAAGAACCGGACACACCTATTAATATAAAACCAAACGAAGACGGTAGCGTTGATATAGACTTTGATCCTAATGTCGGAAGCCAAGAACAAGGACAAGACCATTTTGCAAATCTTGCAGAATTATTACCAGACGAAGTTTTATCACCAATCGGTAATGAGTTGTATGATAACTATGTTGATTACAAATCAGGAAGAAAAGATTGGGAAAGTTCTTACACAAATGGTTTAGAACTTTTAGGATTTAAGTACGAAGAAAAATCAGAACCGTTCAAAGGTGCATCAGGTGCAACGCATCCAGTTTTAGCAGAAGCAGTTACACAGTTTCAAGCGTTAGCTTACAAAGAATTATTACCATCACAAGGTCCAGTTAGAACACAAATTATTGGAACACCAACACCAGATAAAGAACAACAATCTTTACGTGTTAAAGAATTTATGAATTATCAAATTATGTCAGAGATGAAAGAGTATGAGTCTGAGTTTGATCAAATGTTATTTTATTTACCACTGACAGGTTCTACATTTAAAAAAGTTTACTACGATGAAATGATGCAGCGAACAGTTTCTAAATTTGTTCCTGCGGACGATTTAGTTGTTCCGT